CTGGGCGGTGTGGGATGGTTAGTAAAGTGAAGGGGAAAGTATGATTAAAGTAATTGTAAAGGATGGAGGCATATACAAGTTCACTAGAGTTAAAACAATTTCACTATTCATTAAGCGTTTAAATGAGTTAGTAATTAGTGATCAGCCGATTCAAATAGAAAACATAAAAAGCGTACATATGGGCGATACAGAAAAACTCAAATGGCCCCATGTGCATAATTATTTTAATAAGGAGAATAACAAACATGAATAACGACCAAGAAACAACCGAAATAATCAAGCAAGCCGTGAAAACTGTTGTAATACTGGGGGCTGCATTCTTGGCTGGGGTTATTGTGCTGGTTTTGATTGGGATTGCAAAAAATAACTTGCAATAATTTCAAATGTATAGTAGATTATAATCAGGCTTAGGAACCTCAATGAAATTATTACAGGTACATAAAAGTTTAAAAGAAATAGCGTTCTATCCTAAGCCCGTTGTTTCTGCCTGTTTAGGAATAAATATGAACATTAGAATAACAACAAACAAGCGAGAGAAGCACATATTCGGTGAAATGGCGTATAATCATTTTATGGCTGAAATTGACGGCGATGAAGAAGAGCATTTTATTAGTGCGGTGGGATTATGATGGATACTAGAATAGAAACAGCTTTAAAATTGATAGATTCGTTAGATAAATATAATGATAGCGCATCTAAAAACGCAACAAAAATGATCTCATGCGTTACAATCAAGCGAGAATTGAAGGATATAAGGCGTGTATTAATGGAGGCCAATAATGCCTAATTTGACTGAAGAATGGAGAGATGTACCCAATTATGATGGTAAATACCAAGTTTCAAACATAGGAAATGTTAGGAACACAAACCATAGGGGGACGAGTAAAACAGTGATCGTGCCTCAAGGTGTAAATAGGTATGGGTATTATAGTTTGCGCCTCACAAAAGGAAGTGTGAGTAAAACCAAAGAAGTTCACCAGATTGTTGCCGTTGTTTTTTTAAATCATAAGCCTTGTGGTACAGTTAGGGTTGTGAATCATATTGATGAAAATAAGAAAAACAACAACGTTGATAACCTAGAGATTGTTACACAAAGGCAGAATTCTTCCCTTGTGAGAGATCATTATTCAAGTAAATATGTTGGAGTGCATTTACATAAAAAATCTGGTAAGTGGCTCGCTAGAATACAAATAAATAAAAAATCTTATCACCTTGGGTGTTTTGATTGTGAAATGAAAGCAAGTGAAGCGTATCAAACCAGGCTAAGAGAACATTTAAAAGAGGTAAATGATGCCTAAGATAACAGAAAAACGATTCATTGAGATAATGCATAACGAATGCGATGTAATTGATCATTTAAAAATAAAAGCTCAAGTTAGTCTGATTGATAAACCGCTTACAAACCCCGAAATCAAGAGCCTGTTTGAGAAAAATATTCAATCAGCACCATGTCTTATGTGCAATAAAGCTGGCAAATGCAGGATGGAGAATCTTAAAGGTGTTTATGAGTGCTTTGAGTTTAGGGAATTCGGGTATAAGGGCGTCACTAAAGACAAGGCGTGCTCTAAATGTGGTAAAGAGTACAACCATGATTACCCTAGAGATGAGTGTTTTGATTGTGGTCAAAAACTAATCTGGCCTACCGAACCACCTGCCCCCGTTGCTGAGTATGATATTGTGGAGTATAAAACTGTAGGAAATAAATCTACTACTGAGTGCAAAAACAGGCTGCCAAATGTAGGCACGATAGGGTGTAGAGAAGTTTGTCAAACCAACGGCCTCCAAAACTTCGCAGGTCACGAGGTGGAAAATTCATCAATTCGGTGTAAGCATAGATTTAATGTTGGGGGTGAGGGGTGAGAATATTAAAAGAGTTATCTGAGATAAGAACAGGAATTCATGATATCAATTCTCAAGCAACAAGAAAAAAAAGAGCAACATCGCTTAAAAGGTATTTGGTTACTGATTTAGATATAATAGAAGAAAATACTGATCTCCTATATGAAAAACTTAAAAAAGTTATAGAGTACGTTGTTGAACAAGAAGGCGACACTAGAATACAGGACGTTGATTATCCTTATTGCCCAAAGAAAGCTTGCGGAATGAGACAACAACATACCGAAGATGAGTGCAGGTGGTGTGGTTCAAAATTAACATTTCCTAAGGTTGTGTTATAATGGCTAGATATAGGTTTACTACTGTTTCGTGCGATCTTTGCGGGTGTGGAATAGATCATGTACCAGTAGGCGCTGACATAAATAATTGGTTAAGACGTATCGAGGCAAAAGTTTCAAAGCACGGTGATTTTTGCAACAAAACGTGTTTAAAGAAATATAAAGACAATGGTAATCAACCGTGTTAAAGGAGCAACCAAGTGAATAAATTAGAATGGGGGCTACATTGGAGAGCTTGTAGGCTTGCGAAGAATAAAAAAGAAATCTGGAAAGACATAGATGAGCAAAAAGGTCGTTATCTTATTTCAAACCTCGGCAATGTGTTTTCTTTAATTACAAATAAAAAGTTAAAGCAATCTGTTAGCCCTAAAGGGTATAAATATGTAAGTTTTTATTATAAAAATAAAAAGAAACATAAAATCAAAAGGGTTCACAGGTTGGCTGCTTTGGCATTTATACCCAATCTTGAAAATAAACCACAAGTTAATCATATTAATGAAATAAAAGACGATAATAGAGTTGAAAATCTTGAGTGGGCTACGGCTAAAGAAAACGTTAATCATGGCACTGGATTAGCTAGAATGGCCAAGTCATTAACGAATGGCGCCCGTTCTAAAAAAGTAATACAAATGGATATGGAGGGTAATTTTATAAGAGAGTGGGTTTCAATTAAAGAAGCTGGAAGAAATGGCTACACCTCTAACACTATTTCGGCTGTCTGCCTCGGTAAGATTTCACACCATAAGAAATATAAATGGAAACACGCACTGCCCGACACTCCCAAGGGCAACAAAGGAGAAGGGTGATGGTAGAGATACATGAAATTGAATGCCCGACCTGTGGTACTATCATTGAATACACATATGAACGTAGCGTATATGAGAATCATGTTGAGTGTTTAACCTGTGAATCATTCGTTAAGGTTGATGATGATGAAGACAAAGGAGAATGATAGGATGAAAATCATTAACGAGGTTGGAGGTATACTTATCTCCATAATGGCAATATATATGTTTACACTTGAGGGCATTGAGGCTTACGAGGTTATCCCATTAATTGCCGCAATATATGTGCTATTTATTTTGGTTGCGATTAGCGTACTTAGATATTGTATTATGGATTTGGTAAGATTAATTAAAAACAAAGGATCTGAGCAGGTGAAAGAAGAGGATTTGATTATGAATGGAGAGAATGCTTTTGTTGTAGCTTTGGTATATCAGGGAAAAAAAGGGACAATGTTGAGGCATGCAGTGCTAATAGCTAATTCAAAAAATGAGGCGCTAGGAGATTTGATTGAGAGAGTGAGAGAAGAGGCATTTAATTATTCACTAATATGTAGCTCATCCGTTCCATTATCAGATTTTTATGAAGAAGATTTAAAGGAGACCCCAACCAATGACTAACGAGAACAAGACAGAGCTGAAGAATTGTCCATGTTGTGGCTCAAGCGATATAGATCCAAGCGGCACACTGAACGGTGACGGAACCAGGAGCCCAGAGTGTATGGATTGTGGACTTGTTGCATTAACTATCGAAACATGGAACACCCGACCCAAAGCGAGCGAGGGAGTGGATTTGGAGATGGTATACAATAAATTAGCATTGGCGCATGATACTGAATCTTGGAATATGGTTGCATTGGCTATGGCAGATTTAAGTGGTAGTAAAACACAGCCAGACCCAAGAGTAAAAGAGGCAGCTGAGATGGTGGAAGGGATGATACAACAACACAATGTGCTACTCAACCCCATCCCAGGCGCAATAATGGCTATTAAAAATGTGGTAGAAGAACTCACCAAAATCAAAACAACACTGGAAGGATAGATATATGTCAACAACTACCAAGGCAATACATAGGTTTACATGCACTGGATGTACCGAGCAATGTAAAGTGAAGAAACTAACAAACCAAAAACCGCAGAGATGCATAATGTTTAATACTAATTTGGCGGTCGAGCCTTATTGGGCACGGATAAGGGGGTAAATTATGAGCGGCGAAATCAAGGATTTACTAACTGATAGCGATGAAGGAAAAGCTTGTAATAGATGGGATGATAACATTGTATGGAAAGGGGTGAAAATCAATTCAGTCTTTTGTACAAACGTTTGTAAATATCACAAAGAATGTGAAATAATAATTAATCAACAAAAGGAATAAATCATGAAATACATAATAATAATCACAACACTCATGTTGCTAAATTGTGCAGATAACATTACAAACAGGAACTACAAGGTAATTAAAGATAATCAAACGTGGTGCTCTGTTGGAAAATATAACAATGGGGAGCCTCGTGAAATGTACCGGATTGACTATGATACATCTTACGTTGAAGGCGCGCCAGAGTTCTATACCGTGACCATTGATAGCGTGAAATCTGATAGCATATTTGTAATGAGTACTAATGGTAAAATGTTGATTGTGCAAAATGAATACGGGATGATTGACGAAATAATACCATTTAATAAGTATTATGATATGGAAATAGACAATTGGGGGCGTGCAGATTTGTACTATGGTGGCGGTGATTTTGTTAAATGCATCGAGTAAACGCCTAAATTTGCTGATTATTGTAAAATAATGTATCTTATGTGTATAGTAGCAATGATTCAGCAACGGTAACTATTGAACGAGAAGAGTATTGCAAATCTTGTTAATTTAGCCGACAGAACACCAGAAGAAAGGTCAGAAATAGCCAGAAAGGGTGCTTTTGCCTCGGCTGAATCTAAAAGACAAAAGAAGGCTCTCCGCGAGCTTTTTAGTGATTTCCTATATTCAAAAATAAACCCTTCGGATGAATCATTAGCTGAAACGTTAGGCGTTGAGTCAGAAGATGGCAATAAGGCTCTTTTGGCGTTTGCGGCTTGCCTAAGTACGGCCACAACAGACGGGAATGCTCGTGACCTTGAGAAGATATTAAGTATGGCTGGTGAGCTTGAGGATAAAAACGCAACACCAGAGGCTGACAGGGTTGAGGGCTTCGATATGGTTGAGCCAGAATGAGGATAAGATTAACCCCAACTAGAAAGCAGTTTGAAGCATGGAAACACCTTAGTGCATTCTATAGGCCATCAAGATATATATTACTTGGAGGCGGAGCGGGTGGAGGCAAGTCCTGGCTGATATGTGAATGGCTTGTGTATATGTGTTACACATTCCCTGACACTAAATGGTTTATAGCCCGTAATGAGTTAAAGCGATTAATGGCGTCTACTTATGTGACGTTTCAAAAGGTTTGTAAATTACATAATATACCTGACTCAGACTGGAAGTTAAACGGCCAATACAATTATATCCAATTTAAGAACGGTTCACGGATTGACCTACTTGATGGTAAAATGGTTCCAAGAGACCTGCTTTATGAGCGATTTGGGTCTACTGAGTATACGGGTGGAGCAATCGAAGAGGGTGGGGAAGTTGAAGAGGGCTTGTTTGAGGTTTTAAAGACACGCATAGGCCGTCATATGAATAAAGAGTATGGCATTATACCTAAAATACTACTCACCTGTAATCCGAAACAGAACTGGCTAAAAGAAAGGTTTTATGACCCTTGGAGAGATAAAAACCTTGAGGAAGGGTTTGTGTTCATCCAATCATTGGCTAAAGACAACAACCACAACGACCCTATCTATATTGAAAACCTTGAGAAGATCAAGGATAAGGTTATGAGAGAGCGTCTTTTATATGGCAACTGGGATTATGAGATTGACCCTTATTGCATATATGATATTGACGCAATACATGAATTAACTAAAAATAAATACGTTGAGACTAATCAGATTGAGAATGATTTAGGCAATAATTACATAACTGTTGACCCATCCGGAGAGGGTAAAGATAGTTCAATTGTTATAGTGTGGACTGGATTTGTAATTGAGAAGATATATAATTTTGCTTCTACTCAATTACCTGAGCTACAATCGTTTTTAGAGGATTTAGCCGTTGAATGGCAGATAGGCAAAGAAAATGTAATAGTTGAGCAGGATGGACTAGGTGTTGGTCTTGTGCAGTATGGCGGCTTTTGTGGTGTTAGAGTTGGCTCTGGCGCCATAGGTGAGAACAATGACATATATATGAATCTAAGGGCTGAACTATTCTGGGCCTCAGCTAAAAAGATAAATGATGGCGGGTTATATATAAAGAAAACGGCGTTTACTAGTGAAAACATTAAACGAGACCTTGAAAAAGATTTGAAAGCAATCAAGAAAGCCAATGTTGATTCTGATGAAAAAAAGCTATCTATTATAAGTAGAAAAGATATAAAGAAAGAAATTGGAAGATCACCAGATTATATTATGGCGTTAATACCTAGATTTTATGTAGATTTAAGACCATATGACGGCGTAGATTATGATGAACATGACCATTTTATGGTATAAGGATAAACAATGGCAACAATATACACAACTTTAGATACTGGAAGCGAGGCTGTTATTGATTGGCAAAGAGCCTTCGATACATACTTTACATCCGGCAAGATGAAAGATAATACGGCTGTAAATAAATTCGGTAAAGAGAAACCAGCCAATTACACGCTCAGAAAGTGTAATGTTGCGGCGGACAACACATATGATACCGATGTGAATAACCAGGTTGAAAAGGTGTTTGCTGAGGGTAAAATCGCACGACCTACACTCAATACTGATAGTGATAATTATTCAAAAGAAATTGAAATCATAGCCATAGATATTGATAAGGGCGGAACCGATATCAATGCCTTTTTTGAGTGGAACGCTAAATTGTCGCGTGTAATGGGTACAACGTTGCTTATCGCTGATAATGAAAAGGCTGAAAAGTTACCGGAAAATGCGGAAAATATAGGTAGAAATGACCTACCGTTTGGTGCAATTTATAGCCCGTTGGATTTATCTGTGTATGGCAAGACCGAAACAGGAAGCCTTGTATATGTTAAATTCCCTATTGAAGAGGATGATATTAACTCATTTCAAACACCTGTTAACGGGGTTAATGCGTCTCAAAAGTACCGCGTATACCGTCGAAATAGAGGCAGAATAGAGATATACGATACAACTATGGCAGGCCCGCCAAATGTTACAACTCCAGGGGACGCAGACGATGGCAAAGAGGAGTTAATCAGAGGTGACCTTAAAAACTGGCCTATAGTAGAGTGTAGAACGAATATACCTGAAAAGAAATGGTTGTTTGCTAACTCTAAGGACAGAAAAATACACTCTGCTGAAGCTCTAATCCTAAACATGCAGTCATTCCATAATGAGATATTAAAGAACAACACGTTTCCTATTTGGGTTGAAAACGTTGGAACCAAGCCTCAAAAGTCAGGACAGACTAAATCCAGTGGTGTAAATGTTGGTGTTTCTTACGGTGTTGGACTCAATGCACCCCAATGGGTTACTCCGCCAAGTGACGCAGTAGAGGCTATTTTTGAATCAGTAGACCGTATTAGAAAGCAAATACTGGTCAATATGAACGCTTCTTCTGCTGTAGATGATGGTGCGAGCTCTGACACTCGTAAAATGGCCGATGAGCAGATGGTGGGGCAGAATAAGCGAACCGCTTCAATGTCTGAGATTTGGGAAATGATGTTCATGAATATCGCTATTAAGTCGTTCTTGACTGGCACTACTTACGTTTATAAAGTGTTGTACAATAAGAAATTCGCATTTATGAGCGGTGATTTGCTACTTGAAGAGGTTGAAACCAAGATACGACTCAATAACGCTGTTGGATTGCCTAATAACATCAATTACATGTTACTCAAGGCACTCTATCAGAAGTTAGACCCTAATGATACGGATTTACTTGACGCTATCTCAGAGGCGGAGGCAGAGATAAAGACTAATACTTTGGAAAATGTTGATGCTGATGGCAATGTTATTGATGATATAAAGGATGAGGAATAATTATGAACGAAAAAATAAACATAAACATAGATTTTAGTAATAAAAAATGGGGATTTGATAGCGTTATTGTTTTTCTAGAAAAGGGTGCATCTGCAAAGCGTTCTGGGTGGAATGGCAAAGATTTGCTTGTTAAATTGCAAGTGCCAGATGAAAACAGCAAAATGACATTGCCGTATTTTTATATTGAATACCCTAATGGTGATAGATGTCCTTGGCACGCAAGCCAAACAGATATACTCGCTAAAGATTGGGAAATCATTAAATAACAATGCCATATCCTACCCGTAAAGATGCAATTAGCAACCTTGAGAAGCTCCAAACTGGCATTGGAGCCTTAAGTGTTGAATTGTATGATGAGGTTAAGGTTGCGCTTAGGGAGTTGATTGATTCTGATATTACGTTTACTGCTGCACTCAAAGATTTAGATAAGATATTTACCGAGGCGGCCTTAAATGTGAGTTTCAGTACAAAGTTCTATGATGAGGTATTACGAACAATTGCACTATCCTCGTTCTCTGAATCATTGTCGTTGGATAACCTGGGGGCGATGAGTTTTGATGAGTTTGAACCTAAAATTGCAAAGATACTCGCAAAGGGTAAAGAGAAGACAGTCAATCAAGCTATTAGAGGGCGCGCAACACAAGCATTAGAAGAACAGCGTGTGATTATAAACAACGCACTCAGAACGGGTCGCACAATACGCCAAACAGCCAAAGAGTTGCAGGTAGTGCAGGAGAAGTTTGGTCGAATCAAAAAGATTGCCAAGGCTGAAGAGATACCACAAACAGTAATCAACAAGAGAATATTCAAGCGGGTATCAGAAGCTAGAGCACAAATAGCAAACTATGGCTATGCAGATACATCTAAAAAAATCGACGATATCGAAACGTATTTGAAAAAGACACTTAGACAATTTAAAGACGGTCAAGCTGTTAATCCTTCATTACGTGGAGCATATCGCGATTTACTTAAGGCTATCGAGACAGATAAGGCTTTGACTGGCGGCGCAAGAGATAGACGGTTGAGTCGGGTTGACAGGGCTATAGAGCGAGCCATGAAGGCCAAAGCTGAACAACACGCAATGGCCGTGGCTCAGACTGAATCGTTGAACAATGTTGCTGAGGCTAAGATAATTAAAGCGTTGCAGAATCCAGATACACAGTTTGTTGCTACTATTACGAGCGGGACAAATCCGTGCAATTATTGTTTAATGGTTGAAGATTTAGAATGGCAGCAGACTAATCAGGCGATAATCCCATCCATGCATACCCATTGTTCTTGTTCCGTTAAGTTTAAACGCACCTTAGGTAGACCCGATAGATTATCAAAGAAAGATTATGACAAAAGCATATCGAGCCACATAGATAGAGTAACTAATGAGCGCGGTAAGATCTACGTAGATAAAGTTTGGAAAGGTGTATTGCCTAAGCCAACGGATTTAAGGAAGGCTAAGTTCTTTACTGACTATGTATTAGAGGTGTGATCAACCCACTTTTCTATAACAAATTCAGACATTTCGCGCGGTATATTCCTATCTAATACCCATTTAGTGAATACAGTAGGCGATATAGTTGTTTCCTTTATGTCGCCACCGTAGACCTTATATTCTATATCGATACATCCGCCAGAACCCTCTTTTCTGCTGACTATTTCTATAACATCAAAGCTGAACTCTTGCCGCAAGTATAATTTAATCATGTTTCTCCCATTTCCCATTAAGTAATTCGTTTCGTTTTTCGAGTGATATGCCGATAATGTCGTTAAGTCTATCTGTTATAATTGACTCTTGAGTTATCGGTATGCCATTCCATTCGCTGATAGAGCTCCTGTCTTTAGGCGCGGGAAACATGTAATTAGAGGCCAATGCAATCGCCACATCAGTCGAGCACCACGCATAGTTACTGTTGTATATCTCTATTGCAAGCTTCTCGATTATCTTCTTGCGTATGCGCTTATTCAAAATAAATATTCCCCATCTAAACAAAATCTATTGGGATAATTTTTAGCCCAAACAATATTTACATGACACGCTAAACTTTGCTTCTTGAAAAGCTTAAACCCTTCCTTTAGTGCCTTGGCTGATATCTCACAACCACGCAATTTAGAGATAGGAATATTTAAATAATCAGACACGCCCTTCATTATATAGGGTTCAAACTCCAGCAAAACTCGCTTATCAAGATCGTCAACAACATAGCTAGTCGCAATTTTATTCAACGTATTACATACAAACTCATCTAGACGAGCATCAGTGGAAGTTGCCTTATTTATTTTCTCTTCAATTCCGTCGTTAGCTTTTTCGAGCAACCTGCGGTATATTGACTTATGTATGCGCTTATTAATTCAGCTATCCCCATCATTTGAAATCGATTTAAGTAATTGGTCTGGCTCGGAGCTTATCTCAAATGCACGAAAGCAATTCTCATTAGCTACTTGAGAGACAAGATATATAATAGATGTGCCTCTAAATTGGTAGCCAGTAATCATGCATGGCGATTGGCTGGTATCTGTTTTTATGTAAACAATATCGCCAACATTGTGCCCGATAGGGAATACTTGTCCATCATATTCTATATAGTTTTTCATTTACATATCTCCAAAGCCATATTAAGAGTGTGGCGGATTATGGACTTAACCAAAGCTTCCTCTCTTCCTGATGGCTTAGGTTGAAATCCAGGGTGTAAACTACAGTCGAAATCCTTCTCAACACTCTCAAACACCTTATCCACTACGCAATCATGTACTCTCTTAGGATCTGGCTTAGGTACAGCAGATTCGATAAATTCCTGCATATGTTTAGGACAAAGCATTTTATGCTCAACGCCTTGATTATCTCTGAAGGAATAACATTCAATCGGGTGGCACGCACTCATAACAACACCTTATTTTCACTATGCATATTCATCCTTTCAGCTAACTCAACCAGTACATCCCGTGTCCTAGCTGATAGTGTACATTCTTTCTTTTCAATCAGTTTCAGCTCAGCACCTAGATTGTTGACCGCCTTGATGCGCTTCTGGCTGTTGTAGCTCAGTGATTTTATTGCTGTGTCTAGGGCGTTTTCGTTTAGTTCGTTCATGGTATCTCCAGTTGTTGAATGTCGGCTTTAATGGTGAGGCTTTTGGGGATTATTAAATATTCGTTTAAATCCATTCCGATGTCATTGTATATTCTTACTCCAAAAAACTGATTGCACATACCTTCCTTTCGCGCGTCTACGAGTGGGGTCGAATCAACGTGAGCTATATGAGAGGCTAGCAAAGACAGTGTGTCCTCATGCATTAATATAGCCTCCATGCCTACTGTACCTTTCTTCAAGTCGTTCAATAGCTTGTCATACATTTCTCTGGTTGATTGTCTACTCACGACATAGCCTCCATAGATACAACAGGGTACTTGTCGCCCGCTAATTTCATAGCCTTCTTCTTATTAGTAAATACAGGTATACACCCCGTTTGACCGTCCGCCCATGTTAAATCTACCTCGACCTCTTTACCATCGATCATCATTGTTTTGCTTGTTGCCGTTACTAATACAGCGTAGTGTGTTTTAGGCATTTGATTCCTCTTCTTTTTTAGTTCGTTCGTGTAAGTCATATATTCTATCTAAACATAAGCTAAACCCAAGTTCAAACGCCGCTCTCATAGCTATAGACATTGATTGTGTTGGCTCCCATTTGTCTTGAATTTCTATCATTTGCTTTCCGACTAGCGAACTAGGGTGCGAATGCTTTACTTTTAGCCAAATACTAGCTATATAGTCTGAATCCCTCATGTTAATTCCCTCATCCATTTAATGTGTTTACTTAGTTGTTGCGACTCGATAAGGTCTAGCATTGGGGTTATGTCTGTGTCGATCTCCATGTATTCAGTTGAACATTCAGAGTTTTTTATAGCTATGAGTTCTTTGCTATTCTCCATTAGTTCTTTATGTTGGTCGAACGTTGAATATAGAACATTGGCATCGTCATCCCTTAGTACAAATCTAATATCTTCAAGGTTAACAGTCGACTCATCAATACCTTCGATGAAATCCTCTATGCCAGATTCGGTCTCAACGGTTACATCTATTCCAGCTTTCTCAAGCTTCTCTTTAAGGTATTTTAACCAGTCTGATTTCATATCATTCTCATGCTATTGATTATATTCTCAACACAAACATCTATGTTGTAGTCTTTTTGCGTCAACTCAATCTCTTCGGCCTTACGTAGTTCTTGAGAATACCATGAATTATTTATGATAATATTGCACTCTTCTGGACTATTAAAAGCCTCTCTTGCCTCGGTGTTCGTATCGCAAAATACTGTTTTCATTGATAAATCCATATATCATCCTAAAAATAAGGGAGTGTTAATCGTATTTCCCAATATGTTTAACGTTTAGCTCCCTGTGAAATTGTTACTAAAACCAACCAATTACACCCATCACAGCGCCTAGCGGAACCATAATGATACCGATGAACTTTACAATCACTATTGTGGTAAGTTCAAGGTTATCAATATTGATGATTTGCACGATGTTTGAAACCCAGCCAACCGCCATGGCTGGTATTATCAGTATCAAAAGTGTGTAAAATATTCCTGTTATTAATTTAAGCATTATTTATCCTTTTTCTTGGTTTGTTGTTTCAGATTCATTGCCGCGACGATCTCTAATGCGCTTATCCTCTTCAAGCACTAAATGCCGTATAACCCCAGATACACTCCTATTTGTATCTACCGCCATTTGTCTACACTTATCAGTACTATCGTCATTCCCTGTTATTCCGTAAGCCATGTTACTCCATATATTTGTTTATAAAAGAATATAATAAATAAAAAAGTAACTGAGTGGCAAAAGGTGATATTTAATAAATAAAACACTCTCAAAAACACCTCTATGTAAATTTTAAAGTAAGGATAAAACGCTTGTGGTGTTGAATCTGTCGTGTCAGTGGCACAAAATACGGTTTGTGACTGTATAAATCAAAAAAGGATATTTAATGAAGAGATCTATTTTTAATAGAATTATGCGTGATACAGGTGCAGGAAGTGAGGGCGGCGGTGATGCTGGCGGATCTGAGGGCGATGCTACGGAATTAGAGAAGCTGAAAGGCGTTCACACGACCTTAAATGCTGATCTAGGGAAGAAGACTGGCACAATTAACCTTTTAAAAGAACATTTTGGATTGAATGACATTCCTGCTGATCAACTTGAAGCCAAACTGGGCGAATTGAAGACAGCTAAAGACCTTGCAGATAAAGAAGCTAACGACGAACGCATTAAGGGTTTGAGTGAATTAGAGCGCATTACAGAAGAGAGAGACGGACTTAAAACAGACCGAGACACTTTCAAGACTGAAAATGAAACTCTGAAGAACTCGAAAATTAAAGCTGACTTTACAGACCTTCTTAGACCTGCACTATCTAAAGCGAATGCTATTGATAATAAAATGGGGACAATTGTTAAATCGTTTTTACTTGAGAATCCAGACTTTGCCAGTATATCGGCTGATGATTTGGACGCTAAAGTAGAAACATGGCTCAATTTACCGGATAATCTCGGATTTAAAAAAGCCCCTGCTGATGGCGGCGGAGGTGGCGGAGGCGGCGGCGAAGTAGTTGCTGGCGAAACCGTACTCCAAGACCTACAAAAACAATTTCAATAACAAGGATAAAACATGGCTACAAAAAACTTTTTACAAGATCTAGCGAATGATCAAGCGCCAAAGCAAGCGCATTTAGTCAACGCTATTATAGAGGATTCTCCAATTCTCGCAACAATGCCAATGGTTCCGGCATCTAATGGAATCCAAAACGTTTATGAAGAGCTGCAAGATGTTAAAGGCGCACAAGTTGTTGACCTTGACAGTGAGTTGCCTCTTATTGATGCTAACGGTAAATTGAAATATCAAGACCTTTCTGTTCTTGGTGGTCAAATGTCCGTTGGTGAAGATAAAGCAAATAAGCTTGGCGGCCCTGCTAAGTATTTTGATAATAAACTTGTTCCAGTGCTTGAAATCACAGGTAACAACGTTGAAAAGTCATGGATTGCAAGTATTTACGATTGGGCTAAAACAGCTGGAAAGCAAACTCTTCAAGGATCTGTAACTGCTGATATTAACTATTCAATCATCGCTCTTACCTGGAAATCAGGTGAAGTCGAAGGTCTTTATGACTCTACTGGACTCGGAAACGGTAAAGTATTCGACATGAAAGCCCTTAATAACGGTGCTCTGATGGATGTTGACGACGGAAAAGGAAACACGATTCCTGGCTACAAGATGAGAATCAAAAACTACCTTGGATGGAAATTGCTTAACGGTGAGCGTAACGTTGCGACTATTCGCAATATTGACCTTACTAAAAACCTTAGTAATCCAAATGGTTATGAGTTCCTTCCTACTGAGACTGACATTGATGAATTGCTTGATAGCGTTCGTCGAAGCAAGAAGAACACGCGTCTTTACATGCGCCCTGAGGTGTTAACCGCTCTCAACGTATACAAAGGTGGAGCGCTTCAGATGAGTCCTACAGACATGGATCTTGATCGAACAATTGATAACTGGAACGGTATTCCGATTATCACATCGTACAATTTCTCTAAAACTGAAGCTCTTGCAACTGCATAAGTAAAAAATTAACAGGGGCGTAAAAGCCCCGACAAAAAAGGAACTATTATGACTGTATATGCAAAGCCAATCGAAGATACACTATTAGGTGTTGATTTGAATGCGGGGCCAGATAAGATCTTCCGCGCACAAACATTACCAACCTCTACAACTCTACTTTCTGACGCTTTCCGTTTGAGTAACCCAATGGGGCGCAACGAGCTTAAAGTTGTTGTTGAAACTGGCGGAACACTCGGTGCTGATGTAACATTTGAAGTTCAATCTTCAAGTGATGCTGATGACGAGGGTGTCGGAACTTATGCAACTGTAGCGGGTGGCTTGTTTACTGCTGCTGCTGGCGCTATCGTAACGGGTCAAGACCTTTTACAATTCATTCCTCCTCGCGAATCAGAAGATACATGGCACAAGATTCTTGTGACTACTACTACTGATGAAGTTGCAAAAACTGTTAACGCATACATTGTGTTCGTAAGCTAATTATAGGGGCTTCGGCCCCGTTTTAAAAGGTATTATTATGGCAAAGACCCAATCTGAAGAAGATAAAAAGAAAGAAGCTGACGCGAAAGCACAGGCTGAATTAGTGGCGAAAGAAAAAGCCGAACAAGAGGCTAAAGATGTAGCTGAAAAGAAAGCTAAAGAAGAAGCTGACGCGAAAGCACAGGCTGAGGCTCTTGCCAAAAAAGAACAACTTGAGAAAGGTAAAAAGCTTGATCACAAAATCTTTTGGGGTTTTCGCGCATTGATGAATAAATCACCGTTCACTTTAGCGACTGAGTTAAAGCGTATTTGGGATTCGATTCTAGATATGAAAGCAGATATCGAAGAGCTCAAAGGTAAAAAATAAGGCTCCTTCTCGGAGTCTTCCTGATTATGGCTGATAGCATTAGAATAGACGCAAAGCAAATGATTAAGTTTGCCAAAAACATCGGCGATACATCGACGTTAAAGCGTATTTATAATAATGCTTTTCAGAATATGCTTGATGAACTTTCAGCTTTATCTAAAAAGAATCACAGCTTTACCAGCCGATCTAAATGGTTAGAGAGAAATGTATCTACTGAGTTACAGGATAAATTAGGCTTTGTGTTTGTAGATAATGATGTTGTTCCATATGTTAAATTTGTGTATGACGGCACAAATCCACATGTAATCAAAGTTAAAAATAAGCAAGTATTGTCTAATGGCGAAAACTTCTTTGGTAAATCGGTACTACATCCAGGTTACAAGGGTGATCCATTCATATTAAAGAACTGGCAACAACACGCTAAAAAGCTAATTGACGGCTTTCTTGATGATTTCGTTAAAGAGTACAAACTTTCGCTTAAGGTTGCATAATGGCTACTATATTAGATAAATTCGACTTTGACGATTCAACGGTTAAAGAGAAAACTAGCAAGGTTGGAGTTGTTAATGTTAAAAATCCTGATGGAGACAATAAGTATCTCAGAAAGGGTGATATTAAATACGAATACCTATGGCGTACACTAGGAGTTGCCGAGGCTGATTTACAACCTATTGCTGATATAAGCGACATTGTAAAAGAAGTTCTAGTATATCATGTATCTGCTCGTGTAGCTACCACGCTCATCAAGTCAACACCCGCACCGCTCAATACCAATGTTAATTATAACATGGACGAGTGGGCTATAAAGTGTAAAAAATGGCTAGCACAAGAAGAGCAATACGAGGCTCTACTGACCAAAAATGATTTCATGACTGATGCCGCTATTGAGTTAGAAGAAAACGCAAACGATGATACCAATAGATTCTTTAATGAAAGGGTGTCATGAGCACTACATACCTTAATGATTTCCGTGATGATATACAGCCACTTCTTGAAGATCTTGGCTATACTGTATTTATGCGCGAGACATACGAGGATGGGCGAATAAGTTCATTGCGCGATGGCTTGGTTAATGAGACTATAACCACCGTTAGTGACGCTTATATTGCCGAAACTGAGGCTATACCATCTGAGCAATTTACTAGGCGCGTCGGGTGGGATTCATTTCAACAAGATCTATTTATTACAACTATTTATGAGTATAATTTAGCTGATTTAAAAGCTAATGCGAATGCAAGAATGCAAGAGATCGCCGATAAGCTAAACGCAAACCGTCAATTAGGTGGCAAAGTTGATGATATGAGGATAGTCGGTTGTCAAAAAGGCTACACACTCGACTCAATAGATCCAGATACAACCGTAATAGGTGGATTGATAATTAAAGTAAGAATATTTTATAAAACAAAAAAATGTTAAACAGGAGTAATAAAAATGGGCGCTAAAAGTTCAGACGTAACCAAATTATTTTTAAAAACACAGACAGGGTCTATTTTTGAAACTCCTGACGTGTTTATACCGATTTCTGAAGGGTTTTCAAATAATCCTAATGTAGAATCAATAGCAAGAACTGTTTTAACTGGTACAGGGTCAAACCTTGCGCCCGTAACAGGACAACGCTTTGTGGCAATGAGTTTGCCGCACGAGGTTACAGGGGTTGATTATTCAGCTTCAGAAGTGCCTTTTATTGACCCAGTACTTCAGGGTGTTGGAATGGTTGGTGCATTTGGTGAGGCTATACCAGGAACCGTTACAGTAGATATTGAAATTGGTGACATTATTGATGGCGTAATATCTGGTGCATCTGCTATTTGTGTTGTGCCCGCTAAAATTGGCGATACATTCATTTATATTGATACCGTTACAAGTGGCCCATTCCAAGCTGAAAGCCTTGAAGTGTCCGCGTCTGCTGTTGGTACGGCTACGGGTGCAGAAGAGCAACAGTCAAGAGAGTATACTTACGTTGCAAATGCAGACATTAAGAACCTATCTGTTAGACTTGAAGAAGATTTGCAAAAAACAGAAGGGTTCGGCGGTAACTTAACAATGAACCTTGAAGCTCCTGCAAGTCAGATTATGACTGCACAAATGGAGCTACAAGCCAAATTCAATCAAGATGGTGGTGAAGACGTATTTAGAAAAGGCCCGATTGCAATGACTGATACAAGTTCTTTTGTTGATAAACAGCCTCCAGTATTTGATTGCGCTCGTTTTGAGATTGATGGTGTTAATGATTTGGTCGCGGCTGGTACATTCAGTTTAGACTTTGGTGCAAATGTACAGGTTAGACCTAATGTAAACAAGTGTGACGGTGTTGAAAGTATTTTCATACCTAATCGCGAGCCTACATTCTCTTTCCGTATTGAGCAACCCCTTAATGCAACATGGGAATATTACCAAACATGGGTAGGGCAGGCAACATCACCTTCTTACTGGCGTTATGGTGACACCCAATATAACACAATGCACATAATCATGCCGGCGCTGAAAATAACAGCCGTGGCGAGTGCTACAGAAAATAAAATCGCATACGTTGATATTACTTGCGCCCTGACAGGTGTGAGCGACGACGATTTGAAACTTTTATTCACTTAAAAAGGAAATACCATGAAACAAGACTTAGTGCCTGCTGTAGTTAAAATTCAAGCCCAAACATACCGGAAAGACGATGGTGTTGATGGGTTTGGCTCGATTGATGAAACAAAACCATATTACGAATTAAAGAGTTTGAATAAAATGGAGAGTTTACTTTTCATGGAATATTATTCAGATCGTGCTCAAGCTAAAGCCTCTGGTAATGCAGAAAAAGCTTATGATTGCAGTATAAAGATTTGCGTAATGTCGATTTCTGAAAAGAAAAATGAGGCAAAAGATATTTGTGACCTTGAGTTTATAGACATATTCTCAATCACAAATCAGATTATTATGCTCACCCAAACAACGAGTGAGCAAGAAAAAAAATAGGTGCGTTGGCCTCTTGGTATACAGGCACTAAGCATAGTTGTAAAACCGATAATTCAAAACGTTGGGGATGCAACGAGGCCAGCGCATCAACAAATCTATACCAGATACCATGTGGGTGTCATGGTGTAGATTCTGAGTGTGCCAATTGTAACGGATCGGGTTTCTATAAACCTGAAAGATGCATAAACTATTATACGAGGGATTTGAGTGTGTTTTTTGAAATGTGGAAAATTTGGACAGACAAAAATATACTCCCTTATGCTGGTAGTTTTATGCAACAGCCTTATCTATTATTTGAACAGTTCTCTCTATTTGAGTCTTTCGTTGGCGCCTGCAATGAATTTGAAAAGCAACACGGTGGTAATTAATGGCTGAACAGAGAGTCGGTGTAGAGTTATTTTTAGAAAACGATCAGTTTATAGCTAACTCAAAAAAAGCGTCAAACACAGTGGTGTCAGGCGCTAAAAAAATGCAAAGAGCAGTAAAGCGTGTATCTAGCAGTGTATTTAATCTTAGGAATGCGTTTTTAGGGTTGGGTGGCGCTCTGGTCGCTAAACAAGTTTTAGGCGTTGCAGATGCTTACACTCTTTTAGATTCTAGGTTAAGGCTTGTTACTGATAGCACAGAACAATTTGCTTCCGTATCTGAAAAGCTGTTAAATATAGCAAACGAAACTAGGCAGCCATTTGCAAACACCGCAAATCTGTATACTCGTATTGCAAGAGCCGCAAAGGCGCTCAATGAGTCATCTGATGATTTGCTAGGCGTCACTGAAACACTCAACAAAGCAATAATCATTTCAGGTGCAAACCTTGCAGAAACAACGGGCGCTATAACTCAATTTATTCAGGGAATTCAATCCGGAACGCTTCGCGGCCAAGAATTAAACTCAGTTTTAGAACAAACTCCGCGCATTGCAGAGCTTATAGCTGAAGGTCTAGGCGTTACCATTGGTGAGCTTAGGAAGCTGGGAGAGCAAGGCGCCCTGACCGCTCAAGTGGTAATTGATGCGATACAAACCCAAACAAATGCAATCAATAAAGAGTTCAGCCAGATAAGCAAAACAGCAGGTCAGGCATTTACAGTATTAAAGAATGAAATATTTGACGTAATTGCCGGAACCAACAAAGCTTCAGGGGCCACAAATAGCTTAGTCGGATTTATTGGGGAATTGACTGATGAAGTAAGGGAAAACAAAGAGGCGTTTATAGATTTTGGCGAAGACATTGTTGATGCATTAAGATCCGCAAAACCGTTACTTGTTGAAATGGGTAAGCTGGTGGGTGAGGTTGCAGAGGGGTGGAGTAAGATATTCGCGCTAGGTGGCAAACTGGTAGACGGTCAAGCTATAGTAGGTGAGGCTAATAAGGTATACAGTAGCCTTATAGAATTACGAAATAAAGATAATAAATCAACAGAAGAAAATATAGCACTATATGACGAAGCAAATAAGTTCTTAGAATTAAATAAAAAAATAAAGCTTACAACGGGCGGAGTAACTAGCGAAGAAAAAATTAAATTAGCTCAAAGAGAAGTTGACTTTCTTGGTCAAACAGTAGAAGTTCAAATGGAGTTGAACAAAAGAAGACTGGAGGCGTTAAAAATAAAGACGCCAACAGTAGCCCCAGTTATTACTGGAGATGCCGCAACAACAACCGTGAAGTTAGCTAATGCAAAAGCAGAGCTCGTTAAATTTGAAAACGAATACGTTGATGCCCTACAAAGAGAGTTCGATCAATTTCAACTCATATCAGAAGTGGCAGAACAGGCGGTATTATCACAATTAGAAGGTCGTGAATTATCAATACAGCAATTAGAGTTTGAAACAGCTCAATTACAAACTCAAGCCGCACTGAAGATTGAAAACGCTGAGGTTCTACAGGCGACATTAACTCAGATTGAAGCTAATGCAGCAGCAGAGCGCGACTTAATAAACAAAGAATTTAACGCAAAAGATACTGAACGTAAAAAGCGCAAGGCTGATTTCGATAAAAGAATATTATTTGATACCGCATCATTTGCAATTCAAGCACTCAATGAGATGTTTGGAGAAAACAAGGCTTTTGCCATTGCTGATATCGGGCTTAAAACAGCTCAAGGCATAATGAACGCATTGGCAAATGTACCGCCACCGCTTAACTTTGTACAGGCTGGGCTGATAGGCGCAATAGGTGGCGCTCAGATAGCAAAAGCATCACAACAGAAATTTCAATTCGGTGGAGTTGTTCAAGGTCAAAGCAGAACAGGCGATAAAATACAGGTTGGTGCGAACGCTGGAGAGATGTTCATAAATGAACAGCAGCAGGGGGAGTTATTCTCAATGTTAAATGGTGGCGGTGGTGGCAAAAGAGAGCTTGTAATAATATCTGATATATTCACGAATGAAGAGGTAGCGCAAAAGATTGTAAACAATACTGCACTAGCTGAAAGATTAGGCTTGGAGGCTATGGGGTGATAATTAACCTAACAGATAGCTCAGGGTCTACAAATCACAATGTTGACATAAAGAAGAACTACGCGCCTATTCAGTCGCAATCCGTTGAGTATGTGAAAACTACCAATGGACAAACACAAGCTTATAACCGTGGGCCTACATTTGACAAATTCACATCCTCATTTACTATACAGGGGTTAAAATCTGACATATTTAATCTATCTAAGCGGTTTAAAAAAAGCTTTAGTCAGATCGTTGTTACTGCCGAAGCCGGAGAGCTTATTTTTGGGGCTGGAATAGATTATTCAAATACTATTACATGTAATTTACTGAATAGTAGTTCAATAGCCTATCCTCAGCAAAATTTAGCACTTGCAGAAATACCTTTGAGTGTTGAGGCGTTGGAATCCAATAGTTTACAATTGGCCTTTGATGGTGCAATTAGTTCTGCATTGCCCGATTTGAACTATCAGACTCCTGTAGCTAGGGCAATCAACAAAAGAGATACCCCGTTCAGCTCTGCATCATTTGGTGATTATGGAAGTAACATTGAAGTAGATGATTCGGGTGAGCCTATATTTGGGTTCACAATTGATTTAACATTTTCACAAACTAGATTACAAGCAGCCCAGATTGAGAAGTTTTACAACACACAGAGATCAACACCATTTGTGTGGCCCTCCCTTGATTGTCTCGATTTGTTTGAAGGGCAAGAAACCGACAATGTGATGATAACAAGCTTTAGAAGTACACCTATTGATTTGGATAATTGGCGCGTAAATATGAGGATTGTAACAAACGTATGACTGTAACCAATAATGCCGTAAGAGCCAAGATTGAAGTTGAAGGAATTAAATCTCATCAACAACGCATCCCTGTCGTAATTACAACTGTGTTTTTGGTCGATGAAATTGTTTCGGGAATTGATAGTACTGCATTTGCAAAAGTCGCCATTCAAGCAAATCCAGGCGATACCTACATAGTAATTAAACAGAGAACACGATTCTTTAATTTTGAAGAAGATTTAGTAGGTGGTATAGCTGGCCTCGGCACTTCTAACGGATCAATGACTACAGGTGACGAACTGTATACTAATCCAACTTACGGTATAGATGCAGGGTTGTGGACACTTGAAACCACTGGTAATATGATAGCCTCTATTGATGATTCTGTAATGAAGATCAACATTGATCAGGGCGGCAATCTTGCAACTGGTTACCAAT